CAGACTCTACTGGGATTCTAGGATTTAAACGAGATGCACTAGTTTGTTTCTGACCAACCATTACAATATCTCCTACATAGGCATTGGATGGTGTAGTTTCCAAATCAGCAGTAGAAATTTGGTTGTCTATTACAAAACGCCTAGCTGCTCCCACCGAAGTAGACAAAACACCCCCAAGTTCATTGCCCAGGTAGAACACTTCGGTTTGTCCGCTGTTAGGTATGTCATAAAGATCTATTTCAAATAGATCACTGCCATTTATTGAAATGTGTATTTTTCTATAGGTTTCTGCGTAGACGTTGTTTACCAGGTTTAAATCAGAAGTTCTTTTTACCCCTAAAATAAAGGGTTTGTCTACTGGTAAAGTAGTGTCATGTGACACTTGATGAGTAATAACCGTTTCCCCATAAACGTTTGTACTATTCTCTATGGCATGTGATCTTTTATTAAAATATACGTCTATTCTGTTTCTTTTTAATTGTATATACCAATTAGAAATTTCATCTGAACATAAAGTATGCCTTGAGGCAGAACCAATCTCAGAGAACAATATTCGTGTAGATCTAGAATTATTGACTGTATATTCTGGGACATTGTCATCTAATTTAATAACAAAGTGGTTTTCCATATTGATCCCGTTAGCGGCTATATCCTGGTCGGTAAACGCCCGCCGGTAAGAGTAACTCCAATGACAAGCTGAAGATTTACCTAACTGTAAGAAACTTTCTCCGCTACCATAAGCCTCACTCCCGGCTATAATGTACCTATTTGGTAACTCGCCACCAGTGACCACAGCACTAAAATCGTCAGGGTTATCTAAAGAGGGGTCTTCACCATAGATTAAATAATTTCCGGTATTATCAAAACTGCCAGGAGCGTAACCATCTCCTAGACCTTCAACAGGTACAGACGGATGCCAACTAGGTATACCATTAACTAATTCATTTGAATCCCACCATGCGTAGTAATCATCACCTTTTGAGTCGTAAATTTCTTCACCAGGAGACCAAACTCCAGACGCAGGGTTGAAAATTTCTAACCCAACGAAAGTAGGTTCAATTGGAATGCTGATGTTCCTGGAGGTTACTGACTCAACTTTTTTAGGCTCAGTATCTACTTCGATTCTTAGAGGAATTGAGGCTTCATCAAAGACACCAGTGTCAGTTCCACCACCACCGTCTATAGTGCCAGTAGCCCCACCTGGGCCAGACCCACCAGCACCAGCCCCACCACCTTCGGTCCTAGGTTCTCCCGTTATTGGGAAGCTTCCATTCATGCCTTGGTGAACCGCACAGAAGAAACCAATGTTGTCTAAATCAGGGTCAAAATCTTCAGGGATAGTAAATCCAACTTGATCTCCTATCGCTGAGAGGGGGTTTCCATTTGCATATTCTAAAGGCAACCAACCTCCATTAATAAAGGTCCCAATGGTCATTGGGTGATTAACATTGTAGCCGCTGGTAGCTTCAAATATGAAGGATCTACCAGGACGTAATACAATGTCATCGAAATCTATGGGGCTTCCAAATTGATCGCTAAAATTATAATAAGGTTCGGAAAGCTGTCCGCCAGAAACATAAAACTTCTCGATCACTGACCCACCATCAATTACATAAGCATAAATTACAGAGACATTATCAACCGCATTGGGCGGGAAGCTGTCGTCTGTGGCTGTAAATTGACCAGGGGCGTTAGGTGGGCTGTCGGTAGCGTCAAGGAAAGAGATTGGTGTGGGAGGTTTGTCTGTGGCATCAATGAAAGAAACCGGATCACACTTTATATCTGCGTAAAGAACACTTGGTTGGAATGGTGGGTCTACATAGCGTGTAGGATAAAGAACTGCAGTTATCTGGACGACTTGTGGCGGTTCTGGTATAGCTTCTCTTATTATTTCTACAATAACACCAACTACCTGTAGGATTTCTGGAGCTGTTGGAGCAGCTGAGTTGTTGACCGGCAATACACCAGACACAGGTGATGGGCTGGAATCGACCTCGACTGAGAGTGGTGGGTGTGCGGCCAATTCCAAAACTTCCACTTTGGCAATGTTTTTGGGGTTGGCTTGAACACCAACCGCAGTTGGTCTTGATGGAGCATAACCACCAGTAAGAGGTCCCGTCCCTGGAACTGTCCCTGGAGCCCCTGTTCCAGTTCCCGTATCCGTGGTGTTGAAACTGGAAACCATAACCACTGGAGCAATTGGAATTTCTGAGAGATCTCCACCAGAGAATCCGGCAACTGGTTTGGGCGAGGATTCGACAAATAGAGATTCGACCCGCAGGACTGGAGTTTCTTGGTACAATCCAGAAATAAATACTTCGGCGGGGGCTGCGGGAAATACAGAAAGATTTACCACTTCCAGAGTTGCAACTGGAACCATTGGTTCTACGATCAATGGGTCTACATCCAAAACCGGTTTTGGTTCGGTCTCGATAGTGACCGTAGATATTGCTAGTGGAACGCTTCCAATAGAAATAGAAGAAACTGCTTTCGGGGTTGCAATAACTTCTACAGAGGTGACTGGAGTTACAAGCTCTAACTCCTCTACGAAAGCTACTGGTTTTGGAGAAGAAACTACCAACACAGCTAGTGGTGAATTGTCTCCAAGCTCGGCGCTGTTTATTATGGCTGGCGCAACTGGCTTTAAATCCGGTACCACGCTCACCACAGGTTTTGGTGTGTACTCGATGTCTACGGAAACAATTGAGTTTGGTATTATTCTGGAGTCGAGCGTTGCAACTGCAACTGGAACAGAATCGGTAGCAAGAACAAGTGCTGGGGCTGTGGTGAAAGCTCCAGCAGTAACAGTCGCAACGGAATCTGGCTGGGAGTCTGTAGACAGAACAGAAACAACATTTGCGGGAGTAGCTTCGATTGAAATGTCGGAAACTGCGTACGGTAAAGTCCCTCCGGTAATTGAAATTGGTGAGGAAGGTGTAGATATGACTTCCGAAGATGTGATTGGTTTTGGGCTGCTTTCTCCAGATACAGAAGTGACAGTTGCTGGAGTAGCTCCCACAACCAGGGAAACCAAAGGTTTTGGTGTGGATTCCACAACAGTAGAATTGATGTCTTGTGGGGAAGAAAGTGGATCGACCGAAGTGATTGGTTTTGGTGAACTTTCTGGGGTGACGGAAGACACGGCTTCCGGAAGAAGTCCAACAGATATAGAAGTGATCCCGGTGTTGATTTCTGCAACCACTTGAAGAGCCACTGGTTTTGGTGAGCTTTGTACGGATACGCTGGTGATTGCAAAGGAAAGTTCGCCTACTTCCAGAGAAGCCACGGAAGTTGGTGAGAACTCCACTTCCACGGACTCCACTTCTACGGTATCTTCTATATGTTCGCAAAGAACTGGAGGTAATGGTGGTCGGGTTAGTTCACGATATATAGTGTGGTTTTGAGGATCAAAAACTGCAGCAAACTTAACATAAGTCCAAAGTATGTCTTGATCATCAATATCAAAGACTTGGTTAGGCTCACCGCCCCCAAGCATAGCGTCTTGAGTCTCAATATAAGTAGTTGATGAATACAACCCTTCTTGCGTGAAGGTTTTAGTTATCTTAAGAATCTCGTTATTAGCTCCGTCTGGAAAATCTGCACTGTCAGACTCTTGAGAAGTCTGTATTAATATAGCATAGTCAGATGGTTCTGAGTCATACCTCCATAAACCAAGTATAGGGTCGTTAGCGGTGAAGAAGTCTTCTAGTATAGACTCAATATTTCTGGGCGAACTGTCTACAACTATAGACTCAGCCGGGTAAGGGTCGGTAGCTGGAGAAACACTGACTGGAGGGTATGGGTCGGTGTCAGCTTCGGTGGAGTCTATATTTTTTGGGGAAGATTTAACGTTAGTTGACTCAGGCCATTTGGGGGATTTTTCTACGTCTACAAACAACACTGGTGGCGCAGGTGAATCAGTAACACTTATGAATGTGATACCAACAGGATCAGTGTTAATACTCACCGATTCAACGGGGTGAGGTGATGCCGATGATAGTAGTGTAGTTAAAGGCTTTGGGGAACTGGTTGAAACAACATTTGTAACTTGTGCAGGTGAGTAATCAACATACACATCCCTCGGTTTGAAGGGTGTTTGTGGGGGGTTAGGTTCAGGGTCGAACCAATCAAATGGGTCTACTTCACTCATTTAAACATTCTAGGGTGATGTTTAGATACGTTTTTAGTGACTGAGTTCAAAACAGACTCCATCAACTTGCGTGGGTGGTTCTCTTTTAAAGTAACGACCTGCCACTTAGCCCTAAGACACTCCTCATCAGAAGTTTTTGGGTTTAGTGATTTATCTATGACTTTACTTAAACCTTTATTATACTCCTGTTCCAAAGCTGCAAAAGCTTCACTATTTAACATTCTCCGAATCTCGGAGAGGTTGTCAAAAATGACTATCTCTGAAGCCACTACTGACCTTGGGTTGATTGTTGATACTGATTAGCTCCTTGAGAGTTGCTGTTGCCCATGCCTTGAACTTGAGCTGCCATTGCGTCATTAGCCTGTGGGGCACTACCTGATTGACCTCCTCCCCCACCTTGAGCATCGGCCATTAATTTCATCATCTCAGCTTCTTGCCTTGGGTCAGCGGGTGCTTCTTGTGGGAGTAACTCTTCCGAGTTTTCAAAACCCATAGCATCTAGAATTCGTTTTAACATAGGTCTAGCAAAAGGTCTCATCTCTGGAGGGTATGTGAAGTACCTTTCTTGAGTTTGCAAAGCCATGTTAGCTTTCTCCAATGCCCTTTGCCCTTGGTCCTGTGACAGTACGACTAAAGCATTTACTTCTAAGTTCTTAATCATTTCAGGGGACATAGTAGCGTACGCAGACATATCTCCTTCATTGTATTCAAATACTTCTTCTTGATCTAAAGTAGCCATAGCTAGCTTGACCATTTTAGTTAAGTGAGACTCAAGACCTCGTACAATTCTACGCATCCAACGACGACCAATTTTAGAAGCCTCACGTAAGGTGGCTTCTACTCCTGTGGCGGTATTAGCTGGGGCTAAGGCTTGGTAATCTCCCTGAGCCATGTTACTCACCCCTAACCATAACTGAACCATACCAAACACAAAATCTAAAAGTTCTTGGGTCTTAATGTCTGCGGCTGGGATCTGACCAAATTCAATGAAGTCGGACAGTTGGTTCTGGTCTTTTAATTCAAAGATTTTACCAGCATGGATCTCAATGTCGTCGGGCTCATCCTGAAGGGCTTGAGGTTTTACTCCAATTATTGGGTTAGCTGAAAGTTCGTTACGATAAGATTCACTATTAAACTGCCTGTCTACATACTCTTGGTAAATGTTTATCTTCTCAGGAAGGCTGGGACCCCACCAACGATTTTTAGCCCTGCCAATAGCTATACTTGTGTAAGGTATTTGGTTATCTGGGGTGACTTTAGCTACATACTCGTAGAAAAGTGCGGTTTTAGTTTCTGGCTCAATGAACAAACAAAATTCTTGAGGTGTGCCCAACCCTAACACATCTCTCCGTATCCAGCACTCAACTACTTGGTACTTTGGGGTTTTTAAATTATCAAAACTGAGGTTTTCTTTATACTCACTGTTTTTGTCAGACTCAGTCCTCTTGTTCGCGTCGGTTTTGAATTTTTCAATCGCTGTCTCCAGGTCAATCCATTCTCTCGGGAGAAAGATATTCTTCATCCAGTTTAGGTCTTTGTCATACAACTCACCAATAAAGTCGGCTTCTTCAAGGTGTTCGACATCTGAGGGGGCTAAGAATCTGTCTGTATCAACTAACAAGGTTCTAGGTCCCGAGTATTTAATTTCAGTCGTAGGTACTCCTTCTGGATAATCTTCAAAGGTGTGGACTTGTGGGTCTAAAACAAATGTAGGGTCTTCAGCTACCGACATAGTAGGAAGGCCCTCAGGTGATAAGGTGTTAGTGAAGTTGACCTCTCCTTGAATTAGCGGCCCAACTACAGCAGAATTTTCGAAAGTGCCAGTCTCGTTATTAAACAATGCTTTTCGTTCATGGTCTAACCAGGTGGAACTTTTTTGATCGTAAGTTACTTTTAATATAGCTGCTCGTTGTATGAACATCTGAAGGTAGGCTTCTTCAAGACGTTCACGGGTTCTGCCCATTTTCTCTAACTTCCAGTTAAAGTATTTGTCATACATTTCACTAGATTTCACATCCTCAGCTCCCTGAGGTACAAATTTAAAATATGGGGAGGTTCCTGTTATTTCATCTTCAGCTCTGGCTAAGAAATGGTCTACTACCAAAGAGGTTAAGGGTATAGGTACATTGGAGTTAGAGTAAATGCTGTCGTGGGTCTCTCGATCTTCTCTTTGGTTATTGTACACATTCCACCCACCTCGATCTACTTCGATACGTTCCTTGTTGTCTACTTTCAGTTCCGCAATTCTCTTACAGGCGTACTCAACGAGCTCTTCTTCTTGTTCTTGTGAAAGTCTTAAATTAGTTGTTTTAATCATATAGCTACTCCGAGTTTGTGGGCTTTTATAACAATCTGTCCCATAATATTTATACCCTTCTGCTCAAGTTCTTCATCCCGTTGCATTTTCACAGATTCAGACAGCGTTTTGTTTTTATCTAATTTGCTCTTAAGTCTTCGGTTAGCTTGTAATCCTCGCTGAGCCCTCTCCATCATTTGAATAAGAGGTTTAGTTTCTGGATTGCTTTTCTGGTATTCTTTCAACCCACTAAAGTCATTCTCATCTTCTAATTTGTTAAGGTGAGCTTTTGCCTGATCTACACGAAGTAAAAGGTCGTAATATCTTGATTTTAAGTACCAGTTTGAGGTTTCAGCTTTAAAAACGGCATTAAGTAGAGGTATTTTTTTAGATTTCTTACTGTTAGGAGCTACCGCATGGTCTAACAAATCTGAACCCATCTTACCCAATCCACCTAAGTAATTCTCAACAAGATGTTGTATCACGGGACCAGAAACCATGTGCCCCATATTGAACTGACCCTGTCTAACATCGGTAGTTAAATTTTTTCTCCCCACTAAAGGTCCTAACACATTTAACCAATTGCCAGGCATGTCTTGGTTACCTCCACCAGCTTCATTAAGAAATTTAGAAAACTTCTTAGCCCACTCAGCGGTGTTATTCATGTTCATGTCTTGGGGGGAAGTTATCTTTTTGTATTTAGTCCCCTCGTCATATATTGGACGGCCTGTAAAATGGTCTTTGTTAGCCATAACTTCAACTATAGGGTCCGCTGCTGGAAACATGTTTATTGAAGACGGTATTGGAGCCACACCAGCCGAAGCTACTTTGAAATACTCCCACAAATCTTCTATTAAATCCGGAGAGTATTTTTCGTTGTTCGCGTGGTACAGGTGTTTCGCTGCTAATTCAGAAAGTCCCCAGATTGGGGATAAAGCGAAGTCAATCGGTAGGTCTAAATTTCTTCCTTGCTTGTTATCAAAGAATATATCCATCGGTAAAGACATTGATGTAGAGTTTTTTACGTTCCCTCTATCGTCATGGTATGTTCTACCATCGTCTTCATCTTCATCCTTTTCAGACAACATCCGGGCTACAAAATTTAAGGTAAGACCCAGACTAAATAGTTTGGCGGCTGTAGCTGTTGGGTTATCTCTACCCATAAAAGCTTTAAATGTTCTTTTTGTGCCCTGTATAGCGGGGTTTGCAAATAATAAAAAGGCTCCAAGCTGCTGACTATTTATTCCCTTTTTATTGAAGTCTACGGTCACATTTCTTGCCTCTCGAATAGCTCTTTCAATTGGCTTACCTGCTTTTATGAATTCTGAGAAAGTTCTCACCCGATAAGCGTTTTCCAGAGATACATTGATTAAATCGACATACTTTGAAACTTTCCTAATTATATTAGCTGGGTTTGTTAGCTTTTGCTTACTAAAGTCTAACATTTCTTTCTGAAG